AGTCAGGGCGTACAATAATACTGATGATAATAAATGGATATTTAGAAATCATAACCCTAAAGATTTATTATTTCATATCTTCATTAATAAAGTTAAAAGAACTATTAATGACAGGTTACGCTATCTAGATCAAATGAACTAGCCACGACTTACGCCCCCTATTAATAGGGGGCGTAACTTATATCATAGAGGTACCAGTCAAAATCCAAAAAAAGAAAAAACTTTTTTTTTCGTTTTTTTTCCTTATTTTTTTAAAGTTTTCCTTTTCATCCTTTACCTTGACCACCCAAATATATGCAGTGGGGTTTCTGATGAAAGGGGTTTATTTTTAGGGGACCCCAGTATATAGTAAATATAGATGACCAATACAGATTTATTGACCACTGATCAGTTACGAGAGAGGCTCGAAAAAGTGTGGCTTCAACATATTAAATTATGCCAAGACAACTTTTTATATTTTGTAAAGAATGTTTGGCCAGATTTTATATGTCGTACAGAAAAAGATCCTGCTAAGTGGGGACATCATCAACATATTGCACACGAGTTTACACATATAGCAAAAAATAAAAAAGGAAGGCTTATAGTAAATATGCCTCCTAGACATACTAAGTCTGAATTTGCATCTGTTTATTTTCCTGCATGGATCATAGGAAAATCACCTAAAATGAAATTAATGCAGGTATCGCACAACGCAGAACTAGCTGCGAGGTTTGGTGCTAAGGTAAGAAATTTAATTGATAGTCAAGAGTATAAACAAATATTCGGAGATGTTAGATTAAGAGAAGATAGTAAGGCAAAAGGCCGGTGGGAGACCAATCATGGTGGTGAATACTTTGCAGCGGGTGTTGGCGGTTCTATTACAGGACGAGGGGCGGACTTACTTATTATCGATGATCCACATACTGAACAAGACTCTATGTCTGATTCCGCAATGGAAAGAACATACGAGTGGTATTTATCTGGACCAAGACAACGGTTACAACCTGGAGGCTCAATTGTATTAGTTATGACAAGATGGGCACAGGATGATTTAACAGGAAGATTAATTCGAGCAGAAGAAGACCCTAAAGCAGATAGTTGGGAAAAAATTGCTTTTCCTGCACTACTTGGTGAAGGTGAAGACATAGTGCCTGTTTGGCCAGAGTATTGGAGTCTCGATGAATTAGAAAAAGTTAAAGCGTCTATCTCAGTTCGTAACTGGTCTGCACAATATATGCAGAACCCAACTTCTGAAGAAGGAGCAATTTTAAAAAGAGATTGGTGGGTCCCGTGGACCGAGGATCTTCCGGCATTAAAACATGTTATACAATCTTATGACACCGCATTTAGTAAAAAAGAAACTGCAGATTATTCTGCTATTACTACTTGGGGAATATTCACGCCTCACGAATCAGGGCCTGATGCGATTCTTTTAATTGATGCTATAAAAGGAAAATATGATTTTCCAGAATTAAAAATGGTAGCGTTAGATCAATATAAATATTGGCAACCAGAAACTATAATCATTGAAGCTAAAGCAAGTGGACAAAGTTTATTACAAGAGTTTCGTAGAATGGGTATTCCCGTTATGGATTACACTCCAGGACGAGGACAAGACAAACACTCACGGGTCAATGCTTGTGCACCAATATTTGAAAGTAGACAAGTTTATTATCCTCGAGACGAACATTGGGCAGAAGAAGTTATTGAAGAATGTGCAGCTTTTCCTCATGGAGAATATGATGATTATGTGGACAGCACTACCCAGGCTATGTTAAGATACCGACAAGGTTCGTTTATAACTACCCCCACGGATGAGCGTGAGGTTAAAAATGAACAACTAGGTCGCAAATATATATATTACTAACAAGGAGAACCCAATGGGAAAACTAAGTAAAAAAATAAGAAAAGCAGCTATTGCTGGTGCAGCCCTTTATGCGGCAAACAAAGCAATGACTGGTTCTATAGGTAAACATCAAGCATCAAAAAGTTTATCAGGTGATAAGTTTGCTAAAGCAAGAAAATGGATGACATCTAATGATGCATATAGAGGTAAACCAGGAAACCTATCTAAAACGATGGGAATGGATAGAAAAAGTCCAATTTCAATATTAGGGGACGAGTCTAGAACTAACTTAAATACAAGAACTAGAGGTGGCAACATTAATAGAATGAAACTATGGGCAGCAAAACAAAAAAATAAACTTGTACCTAAGAAAAGAATATATCCAACAGGCACGGGTCCAGGAACTGGACGAGTGAATAGAGCTAAAGGTGGAATCACTAAAGCTCGTGGTGGTGTTTATGTTAATACTAAATTAAACGGAAAAGTATTTACTGAAACTTTCTAATGGCTGACGTAGATAAAGCATTTGCCCTGGAGGAAGAAATTTCTCCAGAAGGCGTTACTGAAGAAGAGGTAGAGGTTAGCGTTGAAGGAGATGAAGAAGAAGTTACTAAAGAAGAAGTTATAAATACAGTTGAGGACTTCCATAGTAATCTTGCAGAAGATTTATCCGATAATGTTCTGCAAAGAATGGCTAACCAATTATTGGATGATTATCAAAAAGACAGAATTTCAAGAAAAGATTGGGAAACTTCTTATACTAATAATTTAGATTTATTAGGTTTAAACAATAAAGAAAGAACAAGACCCTTTAGAGGATCAGCTTCTGTAACTCATCCGTTATTGGCTGAAGCAGTTACTCAATTTCAAGCACAAGCTTATAAAGAATTATTACCATCAAGTGGCCCTGTAAGAACTAGAGTCTTAGGGGTTGAAGATGAAGCAAAGACTAACCAAGCAGAACGTGTACAAGATTTCATGAACTACATGATCACGGAAGAAATGGAAGAATATACTCCAGAGTTTGATCAATTATTATTTTATTTAGCACTAGCAGGTTCTGCATTTAAAAAAGTTTATTATGATGAAATTATGGAACGAGCTGTTTCAAAATTTATTCCTGCAGAAGATTTAGTCGTTCCTTATTATGCAACTGATTTATTAGAGTGTGAAAGAATCACCCATGTTGTAAAAATGGGAGAGAATGAAATTCTCAAAAAACAAGCAGCAGGATTTTATAGAGATGTTGAATTAAAACCAACTGCAAGTGGTCCTACACAAATTCAAAAAAAATATCAAGAGCTAGAAGGTGTAACTCCATCTGGAGATAGACAATATACTTATCAAGTTCTTGAGATGCATGTGGATTTAAATTTAGAAGAATTTGAAACACAAAAGCAAGAAAAAGAAGTTAAGATTCCTTACATTGTAACTTTAGATGAAGGTTCAAGTAAGGTTTTATCAATCTATCGTAACTATGCTATGGATGATGATACTAGAAAAAGAAAAGAATACTTCGTACATTTTAAATTTTTACCAGGTTTAGGTTTCTATGGGTTTGGTTTAACTCATATGATTGGTGGATTAAGCAGATCAGCTACACAATCTTTAAGACAATTATTAGATGCAGGTACTTTATCTAATTTACCAGCTGGATTTAAGTCTAGAGGAATAAGAATTAGAGATGATGACCAACCTTTTCAACCTGGAGAGTTTAGAGATGTAGATGCACCCGGTGGAAATATTAAAGATCAATTTCAAATTTTACCATTTAAAGAACCTTCAGCTACATTATACCAATTAATGGGTTTTGTAGTGGATGCAGGACAGAAATTTGCAGCAATTACTAATATGGATGTTGGTAATGATATGCAAAATAGATCAGTAGGTACGACTGTTTCTTTATTAGAGCGTGGTTCGAGAGTCATGAGTGCTATTCACAAGAGATGTTATTACTCAATGAGAAGAGAATTTAGACTTTTATCTAAAGTTTTTGGAGAATACTTACCTCCAGTTTATCCATATTCAGTATATGGAGCAGATCAAGCAGTAAAACAAACAGATTTTGATAATAGAGTAGATGTTATACCAGTTGCAGATCCTAATATCATGTCGATGGCACAACGGGTAACCTTAGCTAATGAAAATTTAAAAATCGCTATGTCCAATCCTTTAATGCATAATTTAAGAGAAGCATATCGTAGAGTATATGAAGCTTTAGGTACGCCAGACATTGATCAATTATTAGTTCCATTAGAAAAACCTATTCCAAAAGATCCGGCAACAGAAAATAAAGATGCATTAATACAGAAACCATTACAAGCTTTTCCAGATCAAGATCATCAAGCCCATATCACGGCCCATAGAGCTTTTATGTCTACGAGAATGATACAGGTTAATCCACAAGTAGCTGGAGCATTACAAGCACATCTATCTGAGCATGTTTCAATGTTAGCAGGTCAACAAGTTGGTGTAATGATTGCAGAAGATCCAATGATGCAACAAAAATTACAGATGGATCCTGAAGGAGCAAAGGTTCAAATTAATGCCATGATTGCCCAAAAAGTGGCTCAATTAACTATGGAACTTGCACAAAGTGAAGCAATGGGACAACAACAAGATCCACTAGTTGCATTAAAACAACAAGAATTAGATATCAAAGCATTAGACCTACAAAGAAAATCAGAGCAAGATATGAACTCTAATGAAATTAGAGAAAATGAAATTGATGAAAAATTAGATGTTGAAAAAATGAGATTAGAAAATAATGAAGATCAAGCTGCAGAAAGAATTAGAATTGCAGATCAAAAATTAAAACAAGCTAGAGATATTGCTGAAGCAAGACTTCAAGTTGAAAGAATGCGACACCAAGCAGAA